CAACCATGTCACGGATCACGTTCACTGAGAAACGTGTGACTGTATCATCCCATGACTCACGACCTGAGCCTTCATGGTACTTAGCATACCGTGACTTGTGGATGAATGACTGATAGTCTGTTGGTAGTTGGTTGCTCATTTAAGTTCTCTTCCTCGGTTATCTTTGTCTTCGTCTAACCACACTAGGCGGTCAATGTCTGATCTGCTTAACCCAATGTCATTCAACTCTCGTGTTGTCAACATGTTAAGTTGTTTGATGGCATTACGATGTTCCCGCCATGTAGCTAAGAAGTTCCAGTACCTACGTATCCAACTCATCTATTGTCTCCACTTCCTTGGATTACGTTACGTTCCTTACGGCTCTCTAACTTCTCAATGTTGTTCTCAGCAATCTCATGTAGGCTGTAGCCCAGATCGTTAGCTAGGTTAGCTAGGTACCACAACACATCACCTAACTCTTTGGCTGTCTCGTGTCGACTAAACACGCCATCCCGTACTTGCTTCTTAACTTTCTCAGCCACCTCACCAGCCTCACCACACAGACCTAAGGTCGGGTAGAGTACCTTGTGTGTAGCAGGGTAGACTGCGTAGCTAACAGCCTTGAGTTGGTATTCTTTAAAGTCCATCTGTGTCTTCCTCTTCGATTGTAAAGCCGTGGTCTATGTCAGACAGACGGACTAGGTTGTCCAGTACTTCATCCTCAAATACTTGTATAAACATGAAGGGTGTCACCAGTGCAGCCTCTGCTATTTCTTCGATGCTGAACCTCTCAGCTATTCGTAACATTAGTTCTTTATTCATTCCCTTAACCATTCTTTGGGGATCTCTTTGTCGGCGTACTTAAACCCGTGCTTCTTACACCAGTCTCCGTAGCTACTCTTAGCTCCCTTGTATAACTTAGCTCGACTGTTACTAAATACAAACCGAATGTCATGCTGTGTTCCGTACTGTTTTCGGATACTCAAATGTTTCATACGATCTGTACCTGTGAACCGTCCCTTTGTTTCGATGATGATGCCGTTGGCTAACACGAAGTCAGGTGTGTATGTCCTGACCTTGAAGTCGTCCCACTTAATCTTTTGTTCCTCGTAAGTAAAGGCAACACCTTTCTTCTTGAGGTAGATAGCAGTCTGTTCTTCAAGGCCAGATCGGTAGCCAGCTTTGATTGCCCTTTCCCTTACAGATAATTTCCTAGTCAATGTCTATCTCATTAACCTGTGGAGCCTTAACTGTATCGGTTAGGTACAAGGGGAACGGCATGGCTGCATACTTGTAACCCTTCAACCCTTCCCCATTGTTAGCATCTTTCCAACACTCTTTCTTAAAGTCACAAAACACACAGCCTATATCGAGTTTACGGTTGCCTGTCTTTGCATCAAGGATGTCAGGGTAGCATCGGGCAGGAGGTGTCTCTTCCTTTAACATCTCCTGTAGTTCATCGACCCGTGCCACTGGGTCAGGTAGTATGTCGTCAGATGGTTGGTACATAGCAAGGCTACCGTCCACCTTATTCATAGCTAAGAAACCTACACCCTCGTTCTCAATGCCTTCCTTGTACGATGCGATCTGGTGCATGTACCCGAAGGGATCGTCGAAGGCTAGACCTCCGTTGGCAAACTTCTTAAAGGAGTAGGGAGAGGCGGACTTAATATCAATAACATGTCCGTCAATCTTAGCATCAATGTGACCCTTGATACCGTTCACCCTAACAGTCTGTTGCATATTAGTCACAGTGTGACCAGCAAGTTGTGATAGGGTGAGCAATAGTTCTTCGATCACGTCACCATACATGAACATAAGAAGTTTCTTACCTTCTAGCTCAGGTTTCTCGTAACCGTGACAATCATACCACAGTTGGCGAGAAGGCTTACCTATACCTGAGAGGCGGAGGTAACCCTTAGAGGTATTGTCACGGGGTACGAGCCGTGTCTTGAGGAGAGTTTTCATACCCTCCCCAAAGGCATCAATGATCTCATCTTGGTCACCTTCAACACCGTCCGTGAAGACTGAATAGATGTCGTCGATGAGAGTATCAATGCTCTTGGGTTGGTCGGGCATAAGTTTTAATCCTCGATTGCGTAAGTTACTTCTTCGACAGGCTCGTCCTTGTGAGAAGCTACAGCCTCCTTGATGATTGCGTTATTGGTCTCGTACTGTACCAACTTACGTACTTGTCCGAAGTGGAAGAACATTTCCTTACGGTCATGATCCATAGTGTCTAGGTGTCCAAGCTTGAGTAGGTTGCCGTGGCTGCTGGTACCAATGGAAACAAACATGCGAACGATAGAACCGTTACCTACCAAGTCTTGAATAGGTTCGCCTGTCATGTCGTAGATCTCACCGTATCGTTTCCAACCTGACTGTGTTTGTGTGTCAAGTGTAAGGGATACGAACTCTTCACCATCGAAGGTAGAGTCACGGGTCTTTAGTGTCTTGTTGATCTTGTAGTCTTTAAGAAGGTTACGGATCTGATCGTTAGCCTTGATAGCTACTGAGTATTCGTACTCAGTCTCTGATTTATACTTGAGGGCAGGTTCTTGAACCTTGAACCAAGAAACTTCTACATTGTCGAGTACGATTTTTTTATCTTGAGCCACGTTATTCTCCTAGTGGTGTGTGTTGTATAGATATTGTAGTATAGTATAGTAGTAGTGTCAATGGGTTTCTAGCCATGACTTACCGATTTTTGCTTCGCCATCCATTGGACAGTTCAGCTTGAAGAACTTACCCGCATCAATGATAGACTGGACTTGTATTTCTCCTAGTCTCTGTGCTTGGTGTTCATCTACTTCTGTTTGCCATTCGTCGTGCACCCAGACGCATTGTTTAAAAGAGATACCTTCAGCCTTAGCTTGCCTGTGCCAGAGGATGTTAGCCATTCGCATGACAACAGTCTCTCCACCCTGTAGGTAAACAGACAGAGCTAGGTGGTCACTACCGATACGTAGTACACGACCATCTAGACCCTTCATCCAGCCCATGCTTGCAGCACGAGAGGCTTTGCTTTTTAATTCCTTGAGTGCAGGTAGAGCCTCATAGAAATTCTTCATAGCAACATTAGCCTGTTTCGCATTGCAATCCAGTATCTCTGCGATCTTACCGACACCTGCCCCTAGTAGGAAGGCGTAGATAAAAGTCTTAGCTGTTGGTCTGTCCTTACAGAACTTACCCAACGCATTCATGTTGAAGGTATGGATGTCACCATCGACGACCTGCTCTGAGTAGATAGGGTCATTCATGTAGTGTGCAAGTATTCGTAACTGAATCCCTGCTGCATCCGTACCGACTAATAACTTACCCTCAGGTACCTTGAACGCCTGACGACATTCAGCTGCGTACATACCGTTCATCTTCCACAGGATACCTGACTTACCGTGAGGTACTGAGGGGATGTTAGCCATGTTAGGGCCACGGTGTGCAGCCCTGTGAGTCACAGCACCCGTTGTAATCACTTGTCCGTGGACCCGTCCGTCTTGTTGGGCGAGGGCTAACCATTCCTGAGCAAGTTTCCAACGTGTCTCCAGTACCTTCCATGCCTTCAAGCCTAGTACTGCCTGAGGTGCAGTGTCGGGTATGGTTGCTAAATTTTCTGGGCAAATTTTATAGCTGTCGCCTGACTTAGTTTTAACTGTTGGTTTCCAGCCCAGTCGATCAAGACGTTTGTTCACCTGAGTAGGGGAGCCAAGGTTGAACTCTTCCCACTTAATCTTAGTGTAGTCTCCTTGTACATTGCACCCTTCTAGTAGTTGGTTAGAAAAGATTGCTCCGTCTTTCTTGTACTTGAGGTTGACCTCTTTGACAGGTACAGCAATAGGAACCATGAACTCTTTAATGTCTGACTCAATACGTAGTGTCTCGTTAAGGCAGACAGTGTAGATTTCCTGTGCAATATCAATGTCAAGCTCAAAACCATGACGTTGCTGCTCACACATGATGGCATGTACCTTGTGTTCGATGTTGATACATGTCTGGCTGAATGCCTCACCCTCTTGAAGAAGGTGTAGGTAAAGCAACTCAGTCACTTTAACATCTTGCTTGCAGTACTCTTTCATTTCCTCCGTGTATACCTCGAAGCCACCAGTGTAGTCGTCTTTGAAGTCTCCTAGTCTCTCACCCCATGCCTTGAGGCTGTGCCCTCCCTTACGTTGTGGGTCAAACAGACGTGACAGTACCAGTGTGTCTACTGTTTGAGACAATGGGATCTTGTAGCCCCATAGTTTCTCAAGCACTGGTATGTCATACCCGATACCGTTGTGGGCTATCCACTTAGTTACCTTAGCTGCGAACTTCGCAAAGGCTTTAGGTCCAGTGATAACGTAGTTACCTTTGACGCCTACCTCTTTAGCCACGACAACGTGTATCTTAGTAGGGTCAAGGCTGTCTGCCTCTATGTCAAAGGTTACTTCCATGTTCTTATCCTATCACTCTTGATACATTACTGTCGTTACTTGACACTCAATTCTTAGGTTTTTATACCAACCGTTCTCATCTTCTTCTTTCGCCTCTTTCAACATCTGTTCAGCATCTTCAAAAGAGTCGCAGTATTCCGCAAATTCCCAGTCGTACTCATTGTCTGCTTGATAGCAGTAACCCATTACGAAGTAGTGTATTTCTGGCTCTCTTTGCAAGTGTGGTTCTGTTTCAGTCATGTTCTTATCCTTCGTAGCTTGTTAGGCGGCCCGTGTGGCGTGAGTACATAAGGCTGTCTGCTATGCCTGTCTCGCCTGTGAACCTATTTTTAATTACTCTTACGTTCGTAGTGTTACGTTCTAACTCATCCTCTGCCTGTGTGTTACGTTCCAAGGCAATGATAATGTTAGACAGCTGGGCAATGCCAGCAGTACCACGTATGTCATGCAGTCCGATAGTACCACCCTCTTCTGGTGCTTTCTTATTCTTATCACGACTAAGGTGTGACACCATCATTAGGCAGATGTCTAGCTCAATCGTCAAGGTCTTTAGCTTGGTAACGATTTCATCCAGTGCCTTACGTTCGTCCTTAGCATGGTCACTAACAACGATACTGATGTGGTCAAGGATAATAAACTTACAGCCACATGCCTTAGCTAGAAAACGAACCATACTAATAATGCGTTCAATAGTATTACTGCCGAAACTATCATACAAAAAGACACGGCCAGTTCCAAGAGTGTTCTCATAAGCTGCATCAAATTCGTCCTGTTGGTATACTGTGTCTGGTTGGTTTAGCATCTTGTCTGCGTAGATAGACATAACACCTAGGCTGGTGTCACGTACTGGTTCCTCTAAGAACATGGTGCCTACGTTACCCTTGTCCTCTTTGATAAGGTGGTACAGGATCTCTCGCATGATCTGTGTCTTACCTACGCCTGTACCTGCAACAAAGGTAATCAACTCACCAGTCCGTAGCCCCTTGGTCATCTTGTTGAGACCGTTGAAGGGATAGGGTACACTCTCATAGTCAGGAGGTGTGTTCACTAGGTCGTACAGGGTATTACCTGCAATGATGCCGTCAGGTGTGAAGGGTCCAGCCTTCTTATGACTGTCTACGAAGTCTTTCTCACGACCCTGTAGTACGTAGTCGTTAGGGTCATTGAGTGTCATAGTCACTAGACGTACCTTGCGAGGGTCAAACAACTCAGCCACTGCCAGTGCTGCCTCTTGTCCAGCCTTGTCTGTGTCGAAGCAGATGTTAATAGTCTCGAAGCTATCAAGCCATTCGTAGTTACGTTTACAGTCCTTGACTGCACCTGATGCACCGTTGATTACAGACACACAAGGCTCGTTCATGTACATCATTTGGTATGCTGCCATCGCATCGAACTCACCCTCAGTGATGGTAACTGACTTGCCACCCTTAGAGAAGGCTGCCTGTCCAAACAGATCTGCCTGTGCATTGCCGTTGAACTTGAACGTCTTGTCTTTGATACCTCGTTCCTTGAACCCTGTTGTCTTACCGTTCAAGGTGTAGATCAGGCTAACCGTATCGCCTGATGTCAGTGCCTTGTACTTCTCAGCCACTGGCTTAATCAAACCACGGGAAGGGATAGCTACTAGGGTACCTGTCAGTGATTTCATAGGTGCCTTAGGTTGTTGTGGTTCAGTCATGCTGTCATCCTCCTCGTCGTTAAATGTTTTAACCTTACATACGTGACAGTAGCTACCGTCCTCGTATGGGTACAGCCCGTCACTACTCCCGCAGTTTTGGCATGACTGGTGTTTCTTGTGTTCGTAGTCCATCGAATAGGGCAACGTCTTGTGCCTCCTTAATAGTAGAAACACACTTAGGGCAGGGGGACCACGACTGTGTGGTTTCTTCCCAGTATATCTCAGTGCCTTGCGTCATTGCGTTACAGATGTAGCATCTCATAGTGTATCGTCCTCCGATCCATACAGTAACCTTTCTATCAATACTCTAACAGCAACGTAAGGCCAGAGCAAGGCTAAACGTACATCACTGTGTGGGTCAGCCTCGTCTGTGGATTCTAGGATACTCAGGTAGAGTAGAGCACCGAGGCTGTACATAATTGCGAAGGTCCACACTGCTGGTATCATAGTCCAAGACCTCTCTCAACTAAGGTGACAAAACCTACATTAAAGATGGCTCCAAATGTCTTAGGGTCACACTCCACCTTTAGAGTTGCACTGCCATCGTCATGTTCTTCTATCTCTACTATCTTAATTGGTTTGTTTGTGTCTTCAGTCATTGGTCTTCTCCTTGTTCAGTTCAGCCTTATAAGCAGCATAAGCAGCAGCATAAGCAGCAGCATAAGCAGCATCAGCATCAGCATAAGCAGCAGCAGCCTTATAAACATCAACCGAAGCATCATAAGCAGCAGCATCAAGAGCATCATAAGCAGCAGCATAAGCAGCATCAGCAGCATCACAAGCAGCATCAAGAGCATCATAAGCAGCAGCATAAGCAGCATCAGCAGCATCACAAGCAGCATCACGAGTAACTTTTAGTTCTTCTAGTTTAGTCATTTGTTTATCCAATACGATTTAGTTCAGCAAGATAAGCAGCAGCAGCAGCCTTATAAGCATAAGCAGCATCATCAGCAGCAGCATCAGCAGCAGCAAAAGTATCATCATAAGCATCAAGAGCATCATAAGCAGCAGTGTCACGAGCGGCATAAGAAGCATCAGCAGCAGTGTCATAAGTAACGAAAAACGTACCACCAGCAGCGATCGCAGCTTCAGAAGCAACGTAAAACTCAGCAGCAGCAGTATCACGAGTAACTTTTAGTTCTTCTAGTTTAGTCATGATAGTTTCTCCTTTGTTTTCTCCAGTTCAGCCTTGTAAGCAGCATCAGCAGCCTCATAAGCATCAACCGAAGCAGCAGCAGCATAAGCAGCAGCAAAGGCATCATAAGCATCATCGTCATCAGCAGCCTTACCAGCAGCAAAAGTAGCATCATAAGCACCACAAGCAGCATTATAAGCATCATCAGCAGCAGCACTAGCAGCATCAAGAGTAGCTTTTAGTTCTTCTAGTTTAGTCATGATAGTTTCTCCTTTGGTTTTGGTTGTTGTGGGGGAAGCATTGGGTCGCATGGATCCCCCCAGCTTAACACCTTTGTCGTAGCCTTTGTTGTAGCCTTTGTCGTAGCCCTCATCGAAGCCATCATAGTGTCCCTCGTCGTAGCCTTTGTTGTAGCCTTTGTCGTAGCCTGACTCGTAGCCTGAATCGTGGCCTTCTTCGAAGCCATCGCTGTGGCCAGCGTCGTAGCCAGCGTCGTGGCCTTCATGTCGGCCTTCTTCGTGGCCTTCGCTGTAGCCATCATCGAATCCGAAGGCTTCGCCATCGCTGTGGCCTTCGCTGTAGCCTTCTTCGTGGCCTTCTAGACGACCTTTGTCGTAGCCAGCGTCGTGGCCATCATCGAAGCCGTCCCTTGCGGATTCGGATTCTAAATCCTCTGCCCACTTCTCGATAGTGTAGAGTATATTCCATGCAGCCATACCTGAGTGCTGCATTGTTACATCAACGCCAGCAGCTTCGAGTTGTTCGATTAGTTTTGTAATATTAGCCATTTGTTTATCCTTTGTTTGTTTCCTTTGTTTTCTCCAGTTCAGCCTTATAAGCAGCACGAGCAGCAGCATTAGTAGCATAAGCATCACAGGCAGCAGCATAGGCTGCATTAACAGCATCACCACGAGCAGCATCACAAGCAGCATCACAAGCAGCATCACGAGCAGCAAGAGCAGCATCATAAGCAGCAGCCCAAGCAGCATGATAAGCAGCCTTCAGTTCCTTTAGTTCAGTCATTTGAGTTCTGCTTGTTCAGTTCAGCTTGGTAAGCATCTTCAGCAGCCTTATAAGCATCGACCGAAGCAACATAAGCATCGTCGCAAGCAGTGTCACGAGCAGCATAAGCAGCATAGGCTGCATTATAGGCTGCATTAGCAACATCATAGGCAGCATCATAAGCTGCATTAGCTGCATCATCAGCAGCATTAGCAGCATTAGTAGCAACGGAAACCGCCTCCTTAGCAGCATCAGAGGCAGCTTTTAGTTCTTCTAGCTTAGTCATTGGTGTTCTCCTTGGTCAGTTCAGTTTGATAAGCATCACGAGCAGCAGCATAAGCATCATCAGCATCACAAGCAGCATCACAAGCAGCATCATAAGCAGCATAAGCAGCAACACAAGCAGACTTTAGTTCTTCTAGCTTAGTCATTAGTAATGCTCTCCATCATAGGGAAGATCTCAGCAATGGCTTTACCAATCTCAATAGCCAAGTCCATGTGTTCCTTCTGTGTACCATTGGCTGAACGTAGTTCAACGTAGTGTATCCATGAACGAATGGTTCCATTAGCATACAAAGTAGAGGCAGTGTTACCTTCAGGTAGTACAGACCTTGCCTGTTCTTTAGCAATGCCGTTGTCAATAGCCCACCTGTACGCCAGCTTAGACTTCTCAATCACTGCATTCTGATGGGCTGTCCATGCAGCCTGTAGTACACCATCGTCAGTATCAATACTGTTCTGCCTGTTCTTAGTGTCCTGCAAACGTGCCTCACGGATAACGAAAGACTTTTCCATGTCCTCCACGTTGGCGTACCGTTGGCTGAACTCTTGGAAAGAGAATGAACGGTGTCGCAAGAACTGTCGGGCTATGTCCCGTGTAGTCTTCACCTCAATAGTAGCAGAAGCCATCTCAAACGGAGACCAATGCTTATGTTTGATTAGGTATGATAGTAGACGATCACTGCTTTCCATGTTCATCTGACCCTGCGGGTTTGATACCTTGGCGCAGTAAGCGATCAGATCCTGCACTGTATCTAAAGCTGTCTCTAAGTAAGGTGTGGCTTGGGTGTAGCCGATTAGTTTTGCTGTCATCATTAGAAAGGTACCTCGCCTGTTGCTGGATCTCTTGGATCTCTAAATTTATCTACTGTTCC